GTCATGAGGCAGTGGAGCGGAATCAGCAGTCGTTCCATCGTGGCAGAACTGTGGCCACTATACCTGGTTTCAAATGACCAGCCCCGTGTTGGAATCTTGTGGTGTTCCCAAGACCCGTTGAATATGGCGGCAGCTGCAATGCACCGATTTGCATGCGCGATGCCTCCCCGTCGATTCGACATTTCCCAAGATTTCCTAGATTTTGCGAAGCTTTTCATCAGGAAAGAATTTCCTCGCCTTCGTGGTGATGAAGATCTTTCGTTGGTCTCGTGGCTCAACGGCACCGACTATCCTGAGTGGAAGCGGAAGCAGATTCGCATGGCGACTGAGAAGAACACAGTGATGCAGGGGAGAGCGTTGAGATACAAATCTTTTATAAAATGGGAAGCCTATACTGAGTACAAATACCCCAGGGGCATCAATGGTCCGAGTGATCTGAACAAAGGACTGACCGGTCCGACAGCACACGCCATTGACGAAGCAGTCTTCGGATTGCCATATTTCGTCAAGCACACGCGGAGTGACATGCGTCCCGCTCTTTTGAATGAGACGTTTGGTAGACGGCCAGTTTTTGGTACAGATTTCTCTTCCATGGAGGCCCACCATTTTGGTGTGTTTTGTGAACTCAGCCGCTTCTGGCAGGAGTGGGTGATCAATGATCACCCTGGCGCTTGTAATTATTTGCGAGTTTTTGACGCCATTTCGCGACTTACAAATGTGAGTGAGTTTAAGTTTTGCACAGCTCGTGTTCACCAACGGCTGATGTCTGGGAAGATGACCACATCTTCGGAGAATGGAGTGTTGAATCTGCTCCTGCTCAAGTATCTGAACTTGCGGACTCGTTTTCCCGATGTCAGTGTTGAGGCCTTGTACGACCAACACAGGTCTTTCTGTGTGTTAGTTGAGGGAGACGATGGGATTGGTGATGAGTTTCAACCATCTCAGCGTCTGGTCGATGGCTTGGGACTTAAACTCAAAATAGACCACTACAGAGACTACACTGAAGCATCGTTCTGCGGCGTAGTATCGGCAGGAGACATCAATGTTACGGACCCAATTAAGTTTCTATTGAAGTTTCCCCTGATCCCCCAACGCTACGTTGATGCCAAAGTTGCAGATAAAATGAGTCTCCTTCGCGCAAAAGCTTTGTCTTCGTATTTTATGTATAAAGATGTACCAGTAATCGGCCCGTTCTCACGATGGGTGTTGGATAACACCCGTTCTTTTGACGCACGAAAGTTTGCAGCATACGATTCCTATAAGAAGGACTTGGTTGATGCAGCTCTAAAATCCAAGATTTGGCGATTGAAGCCTAACATCAGTTCATGTGCTCGCGAGGTCGTTCAACGACTTTACGGGTTGCCAGTGGCAGCCCAGCTCGAGCTGGAACGTTCCATGTTCGGCCCGTTACACCCTTTGGAGTCCCCAGTGACACTGCCCAAAGATGTGTGCCATTTCTCAGATCTTTCCGTGTCCGGCGACGAAATAACTGACGTCGTCCCCCGACCATTCATTCCTATTCAGTTAGCCCCTCTCATTACAGGAGGCACTATCGGCACCCGCACCGCTCGTCGGCAGCCGTTAGCGCTCTATCCTACCCTGTAGATGAGGCCCTGTCGGCAGAAGGAAAACTGCCGCCCCTCGAAACAAACCCTCCGCCGAACC